TTCGTGTTATATTTTTATAAATAAAGCAAACGCAAAATTTATGGATACTATTTATTAAACCAAGTGATACGACACATGCGTGAAGAATTCTAAGCCAAGTCTCTAAAGACAAAAATATATAACTTAATGTGAAACAAAAATATTATTATAGTAACAAATGTTGCGGTTACTGCGCTATCAATGCCGAAACATCTGGCAATGGATAGGGAGCTGGTGTTGGAATGGAAAATCGCGGAAAACCTGCGAAAACTCCCATTCTGGTTTCGTCGGCAAATGCGTAGCTAAAGCATATGCGACCGTTCATATTTGCGCTGTTAGAACAGTTGCAGAACGTAGCAACCAGTTCTTGGTAAAAGTATTGGTCTTGATCAAAATAACTGATACCACCAGCTTGTTCATCCGCTCGATACATAAGCAGGGAATGGTAAATACTTTGAAATGGCACCTGGAATTCTCCCACTTGCGTGTTTGAAAACCTAACAAGGGCAGGGCGATTAAAACTATAATTGCCATTACTCAAAGATGAATATGTCACACCCTGTGCAGTAAGTGTGGCTGCTGTACCTTGTGGCGGTGGCTGTTGATTGGCTGTTATAAAACCATGCCACATTGCGACGTTACCAGAATCATTTGAAAAATGAGCGGTAACTTTGTAATTCATTGGTCCACGGAAAAGCCTAAATGTTGTTGACAATAAGTAAAATAAGCCATCAATCGTACCAGATATAGTATAATTGTTAATTTCATCTGTTGACGGACCTACTGAAACTTGATAAGACGGACCCAACTGATATCTCTTCATCATCTCACGAAAATTGGTGTATTTTTCTCCGAAATGTGGTGGATCAACGTCGTGAGTATATAACGAATCCCTTCCAAGTGTGATAACTCCCGAATCACTTTTAGGTGCTGTGTTCATATCTCCACTCTCTTTAACTGCAAAATCATAACTACTCTCACTGTCTTCTCTCTTAATTTCTCTCGATGGTGGTGCACGATAAGCGGTTTTAAGAAAACCTCCACAAAGTGATAAAGTGTTTAATTCAAAATCGTCACCCGCACTAACAAAAACATTGACATCAACATTAGACGTAACATTGCTAGGATTTTTAAGTGGTACTGACACACTAACATTAAACATACCTAAGATAAAATCTGCTGCTCTCAATGTATTAAAAGGTTCACCGTCTGTTAATGAAATAGCCTCTCCGCACCAAACTCTCTTCCATGGTATATCACTCAAATATGGTATTCTAACCATAACGGTGTTATTGGTGTTCCTTATGGTTTGCGAGTTCACATATTGTGACACCATTGTTGGGTAATCTGTAGGAGTCGTTGTAATAGCCGGGTGGTTTGAAAAATCAAGTCTTCCCTCGTGAAACGGAGTGCCAACAATTTGAAATTCAAACACTATACTGCCTCGCCAATATGTAAACATTGATGCTATTGTACCAATTATCGTTGCATCGAATTCTGTTGATGAATCTCTTTTCAAAACGTGCGTCGGTGATACTAAAGTGGAAAATAACACAGTACCAACAGGCGCTGTTGCTGCCCAGTTAAATGTAGTCAAATAATTTTTCTTCTTAAGTAAAAATGCTAAATCCATTTCATCACCGAAATTTCCAAATTGGTCACCCGTAAGATACTGTGCGGATGGTTCCAAAGCCAATCTTTCCAAATTTTCAATACCTCGACTATTTGACATATATTGTGCATCTTTGACTATTATCGGAGGTGGAATTTGTGTGACCGCAACCTTGTCTAAATCACACAACGCACCCACGATGTCTTTCGGTATAATAGACTCTGCCAATTTGTCCAGTTCGCCACCAACCGCATTTCCAATAGTAGCTAAAATACCCGTTTGTTTAACAGCTAGATCTGAATACGAACTACCTCCTAACTGTGGTACCTTAAATTGCGAGTTAACGAAAGAAACAAAAACTTTAATTTGCACCGTTGTCGATGCTCCAGTCGCCGCCTGAAGTTGGTTCAAAACTTTAGCACTTAACATGCCAAGACAATCGCTCTCTAACAAATTAACCCATCCCTTATTAAATCTAAAAGGAATTTCCAAGTCAATGACCGTTCCATCTGAAGGATCTAAAAACGCATGTTGTAATTGCGTCCAATGCGTAGCTCCTCTAAGTGCTGTATAACCCGTATTGGACGGTAAATATTTCATGGTCGGATCAAAATAAATACCTAATCTACCCTGATGAAAACGTGAAGCTGTCAATTGAAACCTAACTACTACCATGTCACACTTCCAAAACGTAAATCTTTGAAAAGGCATCGCAGCCAAATTATTTCTCAATAAATCCAATGGTACTGCTAGAGAATAATCAACACCTGGTGCTATTTGCAAATAAGCTCCTGGTGGTGCTGTTAACGGCCAATCAAATGATGATATCAAATTAAATCTCGATAACATACTCTCCAAATCCCATGCGTCTTCATTCATAGTTAAATCTGCTCTAATATTTGTCATTCTAACATTGCCGTCCGCTGCAAGCTTCCTGATAGTTTGTTGTTGTTCTGTAAGATGGACGCCGGACTTAGTCGTTGTCTGTGGCGTTGAATCGTCCAAATTTGATAATGTACCCACAGGTACTGCTTGTTGTGTGTTCATATTTACGTTCATATTCATACTATTTTTAACACCGCTTTCTTTCATCGCTAGCTGAGACGCATTGTCTATTTGATGCTTTAAAGCTTGTATCCTCTCAACAGCGGCCCTATACCGTGCTGGATTCTCGCGGTTGTCCTTTGAATATCCAAATGTCCCATATGGATCTGGCAATGATCCATATCCCAAAAATGCTGATTCTAATGAGTAATAAGATATTAAATTTAATTCCGGTAAATGAAACAACATTAAATTTCTGTACTTGTCAAATGTCACCTTGCCATAAAAGAATAAATTACGCAATACGTCGTTGCAATTGTCTTCGGTGGCCTTAAACTCATTATCTGTCTTTCTAATCCAATTAGTTGTCTCCAAATTGGCCGCCATGTCAAACAGAGGAACATAACGATCATATAAAAACCCTGTTTTCGTTTTTAAGAAAGTGCAATCATTAATGTTTTGATAAGGTATTAGCTCTCCGGTCTTACTAGCAGGCGTGTACTTCTGCCCAAAATCGGCTAAAAACTTGCCAATAGATATACCATTAAACATATCTAAAAAGGGGTCAGCGACTGTTAATAAGCTATCGTCTCCAGCATATTTCTCTCTAACAAATGTTCTAAAATACTTCAAATCATTAAATGGAGGCATTATCAATGTCATCCAAGCCATTCTCATCAAAACTGCATTGACTAAAGAATTAACTACGAATGTCAAATACCAACCTGAAGGCATACATCCTGAAATTTCAACGAAAAATGTAAATGGTACCACACCATCTTGATAATAATTCCACGATACTCTTAAGATGGGAAAAATTGAATGAAGAAAACAAATGTATCTCTCCCTTCCAACCTTTGAATTGTTTTCAACACCGTAATACGTGTTGATAAGCGATACCAATGCCATAGCGACTCCTGCCTTTAACCTACCATCCCATTGTTCTTGATCACCATCTATGCCATTTTGTCCGACTTCACGAAATTTCTGAATCATTTGATACATTCAATTGATGCTCTATTTAATCCTAACGTGGAGAATGTATCTCCTCTAAGTCGCTTCAAATAGTTACTAAAACCACCGAACAGACGTTTATTGTGCATAAAAGATGTTAAAGAACCTGCACAAAACAATCTCGTCTTTCCTACTTTTACTTTCTCGATTGCTCTTCTCTCATCCTTCAAAGTGGCAAGATATGGATCTTTCGGTACAATATTTCTGCTGAATAAATCTGTCCACCTATCATAACTAGCTTGTGCCTCCGCATTCAAAGTCAAATTACCTGGTTCTCCGTCAATAACCAACCGCTTTGCGCCTCTTGTCTTGGTTTTCAAAGAGAATGGATATCCTGATGATGTAGACAAATCAACCGATTCGATTTGTCCAGGTATTCCATTTAAACATTCATGCAAAGTCAGTTCCCTGGTAATATCATCTTGATTTTTAAAACTATTCAACTGCTCGGATAACGAGTCTACTGCCTGTTGAACTAGTTGCGGCGGAAACTGCTTCTCACTCAATCCAAATTTACTTAGTGCGTTGGCCATCGGATCAATATCGCCCTTAACTCTCAATAATGCTGGTTCTGTAATGTGAGTCTGGATCTTATCGAATAATCTGGAGTGTATAAGATCGCTTCTTCCTGAAGATGATATGTGTGCGTTGCTCGTAGCCACAAACTGGGTCTTATTCAATCCATAACCACTTTCATACTGTGCATTCTCGTATACAAAATCTTCCTCTCTAGAAACCAAAGCCTCACTATGCAATAAATTCAACGCCTTCTTAATCTCATCAGCATGTAACATAGCTGCAAATGACGTTCTAGGATTTGTCAAAGAACCACTTTCATGCATTCCCACTAACTTCAAATTACCATCAACCCTAGCTAAAATAAGGTTGCCACAATCACCCATAGCATGCACAAATGTATACGAAAAATCACACGTCGATCTATACATAGTTCCATCGCCTTTTGCAAACTGTAAATCAAACTTTCCTGGATATACCCTAACAGTATGTATAATTAAATCATTCAAAGCCGATCGCCTAGTTGTATAACCATCTGTTTCCTTAGTCATAACGGTGTTTGTTAAATATCTAGTTAAGTCAGCATACGGTTGAACAAATGATGGTAATTCAAGCAAACATAAATCAACATTGGCTATATCAGTACGATAGCATGTACTTAAATCAACAGTATATATATGTTGATCAGCAGCTCTATGCGAATATATTGTTATTTCGCCTTCACTCGATTCAATCCAGTGTTTTACTGTTAACAAAATTCTTCCTTTTATAAATAAACCATTAACATACTTTTTATCTTGATTGACGATAACGACGTGGTTCAACGATATTTTCTTTATGGTTCCTTCATCATTTTTATCTCCTTCTTGCTTTGCTGCCTCCATGGGTGTTCTAACGAAAATAGGTTTATTATTAACTTTTGGTGTTCTAACTTCTCCTGATTCTGGTACGGCCATAGATTTGCGTAATGCATACAACGCCATCAAAAATAAAGATAATGCAGATGCCCACAAAAACATGTTTTTATATTTAACATCTACACTATCGGCTACGGCGTAAATCGCTGCTAGAACAACATAGGCTCCGAATGCCTCGCCCAATTCCTTAACCGCAGCTTCCACTTTCTCCGGTAGTTCTCCTTCCGACGCCATTCTCTTCAATTCTTCTTTAACCAGATCCGTCTTTTCGGTATGTGTCATCGAGCTGCGTGACTTCGCATTATCATACTTATCTTTCCAATTTGTTATGCCTTTGCTCATAAAAACATCCAATTTTTCTGATACATCTGTCTGCTTATCCATATGTTCCTCGAAAGCGTCTCCTAACAATTTCTGTATCTCACTCATTGTAAACTTATTAGAACCGTCTTTATTCTCGAGTTGAACTTGTGTTCCATTCTCTTGTGCTTTCCACATTTTATATTTAACGCCCTTATCATATTTCTGATCCCATTCAATAATATACCCCAATCGTCTCATGACTGCTACACGTGATGCTATTTGTTTACAGTGATCATAATTATGAAAATTGGTTAAAAGAACAACGATCTTAGGTGTACATGACGTGCCTTTAATACCACAATCTAAATTGTCTATAGAAGCAAAGGGTGGCAAATATTGATTGGATGACACCGTTTGCATTAATTCGCCAATACATGGATCATCTATGGAAGCTGCGAAATCGTCGTATAACAAAATATGATGTTTCTCAGGATTATAGCCATCCCAAAAGTCTGAAGCTGTATTTCTCACATAAGCCATCTGATGTAATGTGGCTGATGTGCCCCCAGTTATACCTGAAATCGGTAAATACCAACTACTAGATTTACCTGTACCTGGTGGACCGCGAATAGTTACTACAAATGGTATGGGTTTTGATCCTGACATAATCGGTCTCATAATTGACATCGCGTCGGTTCTTAATCTATTATGCAAACGTGGCACTTTATCGCTAACCGGATATTCTGTCGCAATATATGTAGTGCTAAGTTTAAATTTTTCCGTAAAATCTTCATACGCATTAGCTGAACCACAATTATCACCGGTATATAAAAATTTATATGCCTCAACAGTGTCATATATAGGATTACCTGGTTGTTTGGCTTCTGTACAGAAACGTTTAACTGGATCTGTTATAGTAAATATTTTTGTCATCCAATTAGGTAAATACTGCAATATGCTGCTGACTAATTCGTGCAAATTTTTCCATCCCGAGCATACAGTATTAAATTCTTTGATAGTACTAAGTAACGGCTTCAAACTCTTACTACAAATGCCAAAAATTTTTACTATGAAAGCTGTAAAATCAGTCATACTGCCTGCTTGTTTCTTAGCACTAGCAAACTCTGAGAATCTATCACTATTAAACGATGTTTGACTTTGACTATCATCTTCCGGTTCTGTAACAATAGGATCAAACGTTGCCATACGTTCAGCAGCTGCAGCCTCAGCGCGTTTTCTTGCCTTGGCATTATAATCTTCTGCGAACTCTCTACCATGTTTCTTGATTTGACCCAACGAACCTACCATACCATCAACATCAAAGTAAAACCACAATTTGTTCCACGCTTTTGTTAAACGCTCATCTATTATATACGCTGTCATAATCAGCATTCTCTCAGCCCAAGATTGACAAAAGGCTAAACGATATATTGACATTATATATAATAATGGATTAGTTTCGATCATTTCGCATAACGTTGTAAGAAAAACAACCAAGGCATCCCAAAATGCCTCGGCTGCGGTCCTCATTGCAACATCTACGACATAATGTACTACATGATCTCTTGCGATTTTACACCACTCCATAAACGCCTCAAAAGCTCCTTTCAAAGTTGTTTTGACATATTCAAAAATTCCCTCGCCGAACTCCTTAACGGCCATGTGTCCTGATTCCTTTACAGCGTCAACCCCATTATTAAGTGATGGAAAGTCTTCATCCTTAATGATAACATCTTCTGCTTGTGCTACAAATTCATCAATTTTAAATTTAGGTCTTGATTCTGTGGGATTGAATGGTACTATTATAGGTTCGTCAACATTTTTAGTAATAACATTCTTCAAATGGTCTTTTAAAGCTTGCGAACCCCATTGCAATTTATCATTTCTCTTATATGTGTCTTTCACATCAACACCAATATGATTTCTAGTTGGTCTAAAGAAATGGAATACATTCTTAGATGGTGT